TGAATGGTCCAAAGGGAATTAAGCTGCTCATTGGACATGATCGAGACAAGCCTGCCGGAGCTATTCGCATTTTGGAAACGCGCGGCGAGCGTCTTTGGATCGAAGCCCAATTGAATTTGAATATTAGCTATGTTCGGGATGCTTACGAAGCCGCTAAAATGGTTGGTGGCTTTAGCTTTTCGGTTGGTTTCTATCTAGAAGAATACGAATTCAAACAAACGCCTGATAAGACCGAGTATCTTCAGATCAACAAAGGAGAACTCGAAGAAATCTCGTTGGTCGTGTTTCCTGGAAATCCGGAAGCAATAATGACCTATCTAAAAGAATCAAACACCGATGACGAAGATATGGTGTTTGCCTCTATTGCCGAGCTCGAAAAGGCGCTGGTTCGCGAAGGGCTTGTCAAAAGTCGGAATGTTGCAGCACGCTTGACTCAGGTAGTTAAGAAGAACCTAGAGCTGTTCAAACCGGCTTCGGCGGAAACGCCTCAACCCGCCCAGGTGGCGAAGGAGAAAATAAACGCTCTTAACACCTTGATTGGTGAACTAAAAGGGCTTTTCTGAAACCATCGTTGCGGAGAATAGATATGCACGATACTAAGAATTCAACTGCGTTGACGCCGCTTCGCGGAGCATTTATCAAGAAAGATGCCCCTGCGGATCACAAGCTGCGTGACGAAGGGCTTGAAGTTCTTACCAAAGAACTTAGCGATGCTGTGTCCTTGGTCAAGAAGTTTAAGGGCGATTTCGAATCCAATGCAACAGAGCTGTCGAATCTGAAAAAGTCCATTGGCGACATTTCCAGGGCCGACGGTGAAACCCGCGACAAGCTGTCGAAAATGTCTGATGCCGTCGCTGACGCAATGGCAAAACTTCAGGCTTGCGAGGAAGCTGTCAATACTATCAAGAAGGAAATGGACAGTCCGCTCTATCGGGGTGGCAAAGACCTTGAAGATTCTGACCGCCGTGCGGCAATCGAACTTCAGCGTCGGGTTCATATCTACAAGGGTGGCTCGCACGAAGATTTTCGTGAAAATCTTGATGATCTTGTTACGCCTTCGGATTACCGCTCCGCGGTTCGCAAGCTGATGCGCGTTGGTTTGGAATCAAAAGCCAAGATCATTCGTGATTTTACGGAAGCAGAACGTAAAGCGTTTGATGCGGCTTCTCTCGACGCTGCGTTCTTCTCGCCCGAAATGCTCGGAATTGAGATCGACTGCGAGATCGAATGTGCTTCGATGCTTGACCTTTACGCTCAAGTGTCGGTGTCTCGCTCGACATTCATGTTTCCGCATGTTCAAAGCTACGGCGACATTGGGAAGTATGATTGCGATGCGAAATGCGACGCTGAATATGGTCCCGAAGGCAACATCACTTGGAAGAACGGCCACACCTATGACTATCGCGGCGTGTTCTGCTTCCAACGTGATACCCTGCGCGAAGCAAACTACGACCTGCTTGGCTTCATGATGCGGGCGGCGGCTCGGTCCTATCGGATTAACCGCAACCAGGCTCTGATTACCGGCGATGGTATCAACGAACCGATGGGCTGGCTCACGCAAGACTGCTTCACAAAGGTTGCTACGCCTGCGCAAAACCCGACTCATCAAGATTTGCGCCAATTCTGGGCTTCGCATCCTGTTGAATACGGTGGTCCCGTCATCGCGGTGATGCACCAAAACGTGTTTGCCTACTTCGCTTCGATGGTGGACAATGACGGACGCTTCCTGTTTGGCGACGGTCTGATGTCGTTCTCGCCGGATGACGTTCGTGAGCGGATTCGTATTTCGAACTGCTTGCCTGACCCGACCGAAGGTGGCACGCTCGGTTCTACCGCTCAACCTTTCGCGGCAGGTTCCTTCATCATGGCGGCTGGCGTTTGGAACATGGCTTTTGCGGCTGTTGACCATCGCCCGATGTTCATGGAACAGTATGAAGGCGGTTCGACAGCTTGGTGCGTCAAGTATCAATTCGGGGCGAAAGACGGCGGGTTTGTCATGTGCTGCCCTGCTGCCCGAATTCTCGTCGCTGGCGCGAACTGATAAGATTGACGGTGGCCTTCGGGCCACCGTTCTGAGGTCAAAAATCGAGTAGAGAACTACGGAATCAGGTCTTTCACGCAAGATTGACCGACTAGATCAAAGCACTAGTTTCCGCAACCCCTGAAGGAGATACCTTCGATGCCTGTTAACTCCAATATCGCCATTCAAAATGTCGGAACTCTTGCGTGGGATGGTGCGCAGAGCTTTTCTTTTGACATCCGAAAGTTCACGCGGTTTGCGTGGTCTTTCGAAGTCGTCGGGCCGATTACAGTTAATGCTGTGTTCGGTTTTGAAGCGGCTCCGCCTTCTACGCAAGACCCTTGCGTTCCGGGTCAGTTTTCTCCGGTAGCCGAAATCGCTCTTTGCTCTCAACCGGCTTTTACAAATGCACCGTCAGAACCTGCTCGCGTGACAATTCCTGCCGGGACTGCGGTTCGCACGATTTGCGGTGGCACGATCCCCTGTCGGCCGAATGCGTTCGTTCGGATTGTTCCGATTTCGGGCTCTACCTCAAGTATTCGAGCCGTAATGCTTCGGCAAGGTCCGAAGATGCCATGAGGCAAAAGGTAGCAGGGCCTTATCGAGTCCGCAGAGGCCAGACTGCGCGACTCACTGTTTCACTTCGCAAAGGTATGAAATCAGCTTTTTGCGAAGTATTTTCATCGGTTGGTGACTACGAGCCTTCACCTTACATCCCGCCTTCAAAATTGATGCTTAAACAGGATGAACCGCAGTTACTAACTCCAACAACAATTCGTTTGTCACAAGCGATGCCGAAGCGAACAATAACGCTTGATGTCGAAGAAGATTGTCAGCTTTACATCATGCAGGACTTAGACATGCGGAATGCTCCGCTTGTTAAAGCAAGGATCAGAGCCCATGGAAATGCCCTATATCTACAGGCGTGCAGATGGATACGTCGAATCTTTGGACGGCGACATCGGCGTCACAATGAAGTATTTTACGGGGATGACTCTCGAGGGTAGAAAGTATTTTACATTTCGTCCTTACGTCACAGCCGATTCGATTAAGGTAGAATGGAATCAAGATGACAAACTTTGCCTTTTTGAATCGAGTATTGGGACATTGTTGCTGAACTTGAACTATGCAACCGTCCCGGATGATGCTGCGCTAGAATGGGCGATGGACCGCTATAACGCGCCCGCTGACGCTGCCCCTGACGCGCCCGCTGATCCGCCCGTGGGTGCTGACGCTGCCCCTGACGCGCCCGCTGACGCTGCCCCTGACGCTGCCCCTGATGCGCCGGTTGTGCCGCCTTGGGCTGATTCAAGTTCGACAAAGAAATGACGTTAAGTCATCGTCTGATTCATCCGATCAGATGTAACTGAAAGAGGAGAATAAACCGATGGGTCGTCTCAACTGCGTTCCCGCCTGTCCGGTCAATCCGCCGGTCGTCCGGGTTTCCGCTCCGTGCTTCGTCTGCCGCGAGCAGTAAACATTCAGGCGGTCCTCACAAAGGGCCGCCTACTCTAACCGGAAGGAATTAGTCATGCTCTACTTCTCTGTTGATCCTCGCGACGGTGGCCCTTCCGGTGCTGTTTGCGATGCGTGCTGTTGCTTGCCAGTTAGCCTTCGACCGGGCGAGACGAATCTCATGCAGATCAATTACGCGCCATGGTCTCTCCCGATTGGCAGCCCCGGAATTGTTCCGACGTTTGACTTTGATATTGTCGCTAACGAAGAGAATTGTCCATCTGGCGATATTGATGGCTTTCCTCCACCGCAGAATACGAACTATCAGGCTCCAAATACTCCAGTTAATACTAGCTCTGGTGTTAACATCGGTGTTAACTTGACACCGTCTGGAAACAGTTTCAAGTTTGAGATTTTGCCGCTTTCTGGTCCTTATCATGGAGTAGTAACGCAACCCGGTGGTCAATACAATCCTTCTGTTCAATATTTTCCAAATAATGGATTTGAAGGATGGGATGTAACTTGGGTTAAGATCACTGATGCTCAAGGCCGTTGGATTGTTCGTTCGATTGTTTGGAGCGTAGGCACTACTATCGGTTTGCCTCCTCGCGAATACACGTCGCTTGTTCCTTTTATTGACCTAGGAAAGGTCATTACGGATCAACGAATGCAAACAGTTCGTTTTCCGATTACAATGCCAATGTCGTGTCGTCCTTGCGACGAGTATCGACTTACTATTAAGCAACCTGCAAACGACTGTGATCGGAATAGATATTTTCACATATCGTGCTTCGATATTCGGTGCCGGGATTGTAGCTGATGCTTAGAGAAATCACTCGCACCGATACGAATGATATGGCGTCGATGAAAGGTCGTTGCTTCGACTTTGAGAAGATATTGCCGCTAAGTCTCATTCGAACGCATACTAAAACCGAAGATGTCATTACGGTGACAGATGAACAACTCTCGCTTTACCGGGCAGCCGCCATTCAAGCAGCCGAGAAATATACCGGCTTGTTCTTCGGTGGCCAACGTGTTCTTGTTGAACCTGTAAAGCAACCATTTTCGTTCTGGGAGATGCCTGGAAGGTATTTTACTCATAAAACACGATTTCCATTTGCAGAGCCATTTGCCTATTTGTTTGGCGATCCATCGCGGGCTATTGAACGACTTCCAGTTGTTGTCGGAACTAACGAAGCCCGAATTGCATATCATCCCGGCGATATGGGAATTGGTTGCTGTAATCCGTGCCGCGACAAAGCACAACTTCAGATTCAATATGTTGCTGGATATAGCACGGAAAGTGATCTTCCAGCCGGACTGGCAATAGGTGCACTTAAATATATTGCTCATTTGATCGAAAATCCCGGTGACGCTATTCGTCGTTCTAATTCTACTCAAGCCTTGGCATTGAATTTGGACGCCAATAATCCGGCTCTAGCATCGGGGGCGATTGACATATGGCGAACGTTGAAGGATAATGCCGTATGATTTCTGCTTTGCGGCATCGCGTCGTTCTTTGTAGCCAGAAAGACGTTATCACGTCTCATGGTAGTTTGACGCTTGTTCGCAAAGAAGTCATGGCTACTTGGGCTTCTATTGAAGCTAAACGAGGGAGTATGTTTAGCCCGAATGGGCAAGCTATGATGGACAACCGAAACGAAAGAACTCACATCATAAAGATTCGGTATCGTCCAGACCTTGAAGTTTCAAGCTATGCGTGGATATATGAGGAGCGCAGAATCTCCCCGCCGCGCTGGTTTAAGATTTTGACAGTGGATCAAACGGAAGACGGCTGTTCCCCCTGCTACGAATTCGGGTGCCGTCTTGTCGAACGAAGCGATGAGGCGCAAAAGCCCGAAACTCCAACGGTGGTCGCTTCTCTGCCGAAAGGTGTGCACCTATGACTGACGTAGTTATAGATTTTAACACAAGTCGATCAGGTGCTTTTGAAGCGGTTTTAGACGAATCGGCAATTCGTCTTTGGGTTGAAGGGGTTATTCGACGAGCTGATATAATCCTCTATAGAGGTATGTTAAAAGGACCACACACCGGAGTTCTTGCTCGTCGCAAAATTAGTAAGGTTTGGTTTCGCCGCTCAGTAAATGTTCCTGAAGAAGAATATCCTGCGATCGACACTGGCAAGCTAGTTAAAAGCATCGGTATTCGATTTACCCCGGCTCGCTTTAGCGGAATAATTGGAACAAATACTTCCTACGCAAAATACCTTCGGCAAGGCACCCGCTATATGGAACGTCGAAAAATGTCTGATACTGCGTTGCGAGAAAGTCTTGAACGCGGTAGACCTTTGACGGGTTATGTGAAATGGCGATCCCTCTAATTCTCGATGTAGCTGAGAAAATTGGGGTCTGGTTTCCAGACCTTGGTGGTCGTTCTATTGCTGTTAGCGAAGTTGATCCTTTTGATAACAAAACAAATATTCCAACTTTGCCGCTTGCGTTTACAGCTCTAATAAGCGAAACTGGAGCTCAACCTACTAACGGTGGCGGAAAAATTACAATTACAAGCGATTTCATTATACAGTTTATGTATGAGCCTGTTAAATACAATAGGGCCGATGGAACTGTTACTCCTTTCTACGCTTTCTATAACTACGAAAGCCTCCGCAATCGTTTGTTGACGTTCATGCATAGCTATAGAACTCCAAACAACGGCGGAGTATCTTATCTATCTCTCGATGTCGAGAGCAATGAGTTTGCTGTCGTCATCACCTTTCGATTTCGCGCCTCCGAAGTCTGGTGTCGCGAACCCGACGATCCTTCGTGTGATGATCTGGCGAAGGAACCGTTTGAAATACAGATCATCGGACGTGTGCTTCGAGCAAGGTCTAATCGCCCGTGCGATCCTTGTGAGGAATGCGTCGAACCTGACCCTTGCGATTTTGCAAGAATTTGAAAGGAACTGTCATGGCAATGGACTCTCGAAATATCCGGGTCAAAGCCGCTCCCGGTCGGGTCGCACGGACCTCGCCTCGCGGCGATATGATCCCTGAAGACCGCTTTGTAACCGTTCAGCGCACGCCCTATATCATGCGCTTGATTGAAGTTCATAACGATTTGATCGTGGAACCGGACACCGCCCGCCAAGCTGCCCCGAAGGTAGCCCCTGCCCCCTCTGCCAAGGAGTAATTGAATATGGCAATCGACTCGCTTCGTGACGGTTTTATCCGTCTTTGCTTCGATCCGAGCAAGAATATTCTCGGCGAAGTTTGCCGTGTTGTTCTGGAAGGTCAGTATTACGATCCTGGCTCCAGCACGATTGTTCCTAATGTCTTGACAAAGGTTACTTCTATCAAAGACATCGACTCTCAGTTTGGTGCTGGTTCGGTTCTCGCCGAATCTCTTAAAACCGCAATTAATTGCTGCGGTGATCGACGGATCGAGATTTTTGCTCTTCCGCGTCAAGACGCTCCGACTGGCGTTGCTGCTGTCTACACTTTGACGGTTACAGGTCCGGCAACTTCTGACGGTCGTATTGACATCTATTGGGGCGACGGTCGCTGGAATATCAGCGTTCCTGTTTCAACGGGTGATACGGCCACCGCAATTGCTGCCGCGATTGCTGCCGCTGTTCCGCCTGACTTTCCCTATACGGCAGTTGCAGCCCTCGGCGTTGTCACGCTCACGGCTCGCAACGCGGGGACTGTTGGAAACTTCCTCAATCCGAATGTCAACTGGCATGGATTGAATAATTACTTCCCCACGGGTGTGACGATCACAACAACTCAAACGGTGGTCGGTGCAAACGATCCAGCTCCGCTGAACTACAATACGGTGTTCGGCGATTGCTGCGTTTGCTGCTTTGCCATGCTCTACGGAAATGTAGCTTGGCAAAATGGTGCGATCAACTATCTTGAAGATGCTTGGTCTTGCGATAAGCCTCAGTGTTTCGGACACGGCTACACTTACAATGCGGGTGCGCTTGGGCAGATTCTTGCCCAAGATACAAACTCGGCTGTTGTCTCGCGCATGGCACATTGCCTCACCGATCCGAACTTCCCGTGGCTGAAAGTTGCTGCTTATGCGGCGAAATCTTGCTGCTTGACAGTTGATAATCCGGAACTTAGCATTCAAGGACCGCAATTCGGTGTTCTTGACTGCCTGTCGTTCCCGGAAACCTGCTCGTCCTGCTTCACCTTCGACGAAATGCAGCAGCTTGTTGAAGCTGGCTTTGTTCCTACGGTCCCCGTTTCCGGTGGCCAAGGCTCGCTGACTTCGCCTCAGATCGTGGCTGATATTACGAACAATCGCTACGATGCAGAAGGTCGAGAAAACTTGACTTTCCAGTCGGTTGCTTCTCGTCGTCTCGCTACGGTGACTGCTACGGAGCTTGCAAAACATCTTCAGCAATTCAATGGTCTCGGCTACTACAGCGATGCTACGAACATTCGTGAGGGTGCTCGCGGGACGAATCGTCGGGCTATCCTTGGCTCGACGCGCGCTTGGGCCAAGTCGAAGGTTGGAACGCTCTTTAGCGAGTTTGAGGACATCAACAAAGACATCGAAGTTACAGATGACTTTGCTGTCTCGCCTCGATGCAATGGTGTCCCCGGCAAGCTGTATTTGAACATGATCTATCGTCCGCCTGTTCGGATTCGTCAGATCGTGGTCAATGCAACTCCGCAACTTCTTACGAACTGCTAATTTGATAAGCCGCTTAGGCGGCTTATCTTCCATCACCGCTATTGAAGGAGAACTGCTATGGCAGACTGCGGCAATCAAGTAGGCGTTCGGAACATCCTTATCACGTTTCGTGACTGTGATACGGGCGACGTTTACGGTCCTTTTTCGCACGAACTTGCGAACGACCAGCAACCTCAATATCGTCTCTGCGAGTTTAATAACGAGCCGTTGCCTGGTGGTTACGTTCGCCGCGCTCGTATGAACAATCAGATCGAGTTGACTGTCATTCGTAATCTTGGTGTTCCCCTGGCCCTCTATCAGGGTTGTGGCGCTCTTGACATCACCATTGAACACTACAATGGGCTTGTCTATACCGGCATTTCTGGCACTTCGACCGGGGATGCTTCCAGCGATGGACACGAAGTTACAATCACCGCAACCTTCCGCGAGATTGACGAACTTCTGCCTGCTGCGGCGTAACGAAACGCCTTCCGATAGCTGGCTCCTATCGGTAGGAATAGTCGCCCTCTCCTTACCTGCGCGGGAGAGGGCGGCGCCCTTTGAAGCGCAGGTAGCGTAGGAATCTAATATGGAAAAGATCGAATTTGAACATGAAGTGAAGATCGGCGAAACTGTCATCGACACTATTACTGTTCATCCGCTGACTTTCGTCGAAATGTGCGACTTGTGGATGACGGCGGTCAGTAGCAAACTCAAGCCACAAACGGCTCTCCAAAGAGCCCGCATTGCGTATCAAACGCATTTTGAATCTGGTGGAAAGCGAATCCAGATCGACGACACAAGCCTAGCCCGCCTCCCGATCCCTGTGGCGAAAAGCATCATCGCCGCTTTGGACATTGGACAAGGAACCGCCGGGACTGTCGCTAACGATGGCGACGGCGTAACATCGTCTGTTATCTATGATCTTGGAACGCCTATTGGTATGAAAACTTCCAAAGGCGAAGATCAGACCATTAAAAGCCTAGAATTTCAGGCTTCGACATACGGCGAGGTTGAAGATATTTTGGCCGCCGATAATGACATGCAGCGAACTCTTGAACTGATCCGCCGTCTTGCAAGACCTGTCGGCTCAAAGCTGACCCAGCTTCCAGCATGGGCGGTTGACAAGCTAACGGTGGCCGACGGCGTTACGATCATGCTGAAAGTTCTGCCCCGTTTTTGAAAAGCGCCTCTAGCGTCATCGACCGCGTTGAAGAATATCGTTATTTCTCAGGAAGCATCGGTGACGTTAGACCGCTTCGCCTGTCACAATTAGCCCTACGAATTGCTGCGTTCCACAAGGTTCATAAGCAGGCGAGCAAGGCGGCTATAGGCGGGTCGCAAGGAGCTAAGGGACGAAGGAAGTATCGCTGATGCCGATTAGTTTCGTTGAACAAGCAGTCTTAAACGTAACGACCGGCAATAGCCGAGCCCGGATTTCTGCTGTCAACGCGGCTCTTCAAAAACTTAGGGCAACTATTGATTCGATCAATTATAAGCAAATCCGTTTTCGGGTTGCCCTAATTGGCGGCGATACTGTCTCTGATACTCTTAAAAGACTAGCAAACTTCAACGACCGCCGAATTAACATGGCGGTCGGTCTTGTCGGTGAAGAAGCAGTAGCTGAAAAGCTGCAAGCTATTACGCGGCTTCGTAAAGCTGAAATTGATCTTGATCTACTTGGCGTAACAGAAGTTACCGCTAGACTAGAACATTTAGCGCGTCAACGCGATTCTTATATCGACGTTGGTCTGACTGGCGTTAGTGATGCAGAAGCCAGACTTAAGGCTTTAGAGCGTCAGCGTAGCGTTCGTGTAAATGCAGATCTTTTTGGAGCTGCTGAAGTAGAAGCGGCTGTAGAACGTCTAACTCGCGCTCGTCATGTTAATATCACGACTATTCTTAATGGCGCTACTTTAGCGGAGGGACAACTTCAGCGTCTTGAGCGAAATCGTAATGTTCGTATTAACGCTTCTTTGACTGGTGCTGCTGAAATTGAAGTTACGCTAGAGCGTTTGACGCGCGCCCGTCATGTTAATATTACGGCTATTGTTCATGGAGCTACCCTAGCCGAAGGACAACTTCGTCGGCTAGAGCAGCAGCGTGATCTTTATGTTGATGTTGCTCTTACTGGAATTAGCGATGCTGAAGCTAGGCTTAAGTATTTAGAACGGCAACGAACTGTCTATATAAACGTTGCCCTGACTGGTATTACTGATGCTGAAGCTAGGCTTAAAAATCTAGAGCGTCAGCGAAAAGTTTACGTTGATGTTGGTGTTAGTAATATTACAGATGCTTTAGCTCAACTTAAGCAAGTTGAAACTCAGCGTAACGCAGAAATTGTTGTTAAACTTATCGGTCTTGCAAAAGCAAGAGCCGATCTTGACCGTTTGGCAGCAAGTCGTAGTGCTTCGATTACGGCAACTGTTAACTCTTCGCAAATTGTTAATGCTCTTAACAATACTAATCTGCTGTCTTCTACACTGAATTTTCTAAATCTTAAAACTTTCAAAATTAATCTTAATAGTCAAGATCTTCTGACGGCACTTAATAGAGCACGATCTCTTCAACTGCGACTTCGACTGCTACAAAATCAATCTGCTAGGTTGTTTAGTCAATTTCCCGATTTTCGGGGAATGCGCAGCAGCTATTTTGTTCCCGATCTTAGCGGGAGACATTATGCTCCCCCTTCTTCGAATAACTGGCGTTACAATAAGGGCTCCGGTTACTTGTCAACTTTTGAAGAAGGGTTTGACGAGAACTTTACAAACCCCGGTCGCCTCGGTATGCGCGTAGGAACGCTGCTCACCTATATGGTGTTGGGCGAAATATCGTTCGGTCTACAATATGCAGTTATTCACGCTGCTCAAGTAACGCTTGAAGGTCAAGACCTAACAACAACTCAAATGCTTACCCGAACTCCGGGTAACATCGCTATCATTAATCAGGTAGCCAGAGATTTTCTAAGAGGAACAGAAGTTAGGTCGATGTCTCAGACAGAGGTCCGTCAAATCATGACGGACCTTGCTGGAGCTATTCCTGCTGACTCACCTAACTTTGAAAGAATTGCTTTCTCGATTACTTCCGCGTTGGCCGAGGCTAAACTAATTCGGCCTCGATTTGCTGAACAAGACGCTGATGCTCTTGTTGGTATTATTGAATCTGCTCAAATCTCTAATGATCCAGCGCGCGGTGAAGATCTAGCACAGGGCTTCCTAAATGCCCTACGAGTAGCTGGCCCAGAATTTAATTCTAATGCTTTCTTGTCTGCTCTTATTCAATCTGGTCTTGCTACCACGATTGACGGCGAGGGTCTTTTCCGTCTCGCAGCAGCTTTTGACGATCTGCGTCGCCCTATCGGTGGTGATATTAACCGACTAATTGCTTTGTCACGAGGACTTAACGTTCCCGGCGTTTCTAAGTCACAACTTGAAATGCTTGCAGAAGCCGGTATTACCGAAGAAGACGGTGGCTTCCGGCAGCGCGAGCTACTATTTGAAAATCCAGGTCTATGGGCCGAAAGCGTTATTGTTCCGCTTTTGCGTGAGCAGGGCGTTGATCTTAATGATAACATAGCTGTGAAAGCGGCTCTCGAAGGACTTGGATTTATTTCGAGAGAGTCAAGAACGCTTGCTAACATTATTTCTGGTATTACAGAAGCAGCAAACAAATATAAAGAAGTTCTAGGTGTAACAGCTACTCCAAAACAGGCCACCGATAAGAACTTGGCTGCGGCGTTTAGAAACTTTGCCGCACAAATGAACACGTTTACTACTAATGTTTTGACGCCCTTGTTTGAAGCGATGGCGCCAATTCTTAACGGACTGGCAGATTTTACAAAACAACTTGCCGTTGCTGCTGAAGGACTAAGTGCTTTTGATACCGTTGGTATTATCGCAGGGGCTATCTACGCTACGTTTAAGGCTCTTGAAGGAGGAGCCCGAGCTCTTGGTCTACTTGGACCCGCAACGGCGCTTACTGGAAGCGCAAGTGCTCTTACGGGATCGGCGGGTGCTCTGACCGGGGCCGCCGCAGCTCTTACGCGCGCCGCAGCGGCTCAAGCAGTTGGCGAGTTTGCCGACGATAGCTTCGGTGGCCGAAATAATAGACGCCAATCTTGGGTAGGCAAGGCGCTTGCTGCACTTGGTCTTGCTGGTGCGGGCGTTGGTGCAAATAGGATTCTCAATCAAGCGACTCCTAATGTTTCTCAGGGCGGGCGACTTTCGCGGATTGCTAATTTTCTAAAAACAATTTCTGGTCCATTAGTCGTAGGAACTGTAGGTTTTTCTGCCTATCAAGAGTATTTTCGTAGGCGGTTAGAAAATCCAGAGCTTTCGACAGAAGAAACTATCGGCGGTGTTCTTGCTGATATTTTTGATAATCTTTATAAGAAAGGGCAATCGCTCTACAGTGGGTTGCATGGGCTTTTCAATCCTCCCGTAATAAATCCAAATGCAGAAGGATATTCTCTTTTTACGCCTATGGGCGATTTTCCTGCTTCTGGACAGCTCTCGTTTAGTCCGTCTATTCAAGCTAGGCCACCGTCAAGCGGCGAAATAGCTTGGCCGTCTGACTTCGGTAATATACGGCTGTCTTTCTTTCCGCAGCAAGAAGTCGAAGATGCTCTTAACAAAGATCTAAGGACTCAAGAGGAACTAATAGCAGCTTGGCGTGGGCATTGGAACAGACTATCTAGCGAGCTTTCTACTGCTGCTGAAAGAATGCAAGCCCAAATTGATGCACCGCGTTCCTCTACACAATATCCGCAGTTTGACTCACTAACTCGCTCTGTTATGGATGCAGGCGATTGGGTGCGGGATCAACTTTTGAAATCAGGACTAGGTATTGGATATTTTATCCAAGACCTTCTAAATAATAATGTTCAAAATCCGTTCGCTAGCTTGCTGGATCGGATTAGAGAGAGTGCTGCAAACGAACTAACAAAAACGCGAGTAGTTAGCACTGAGCTTGGTGCGGTTTCAATTGATGATCCTTATGGCTTAAAAAGTATGCGGGCTTTTTGGCAGCTACTCTTTTCTCGTCCAATGGAGCAAATTCCGCCATACTCTGGTCTAGCCATTGGAATGAAAGACCCGGCTGTAGTGGCGCAAGAACAGCTAAACGGTCTAGATCGTGTA